TCAGGCTTTTAGGCGCGTTTATCGCCTTAATTTTTTGCATTGTTTCCGCGAATTTATCCGCTAAAATATCCATTTTTCCCGTTTTTAGTTATCGTTTATTAATTCCTTTTTTATTCCTTATAAAATAATACTTTTACCGTTGCCATGCTGCAAAGGGGGGCAATTATTGCAGCAAACCAAACCCAACCCCCGAAGGATTTATAAAAATAAATAACGCCCCCCAAAGATAGCCAACCCGACACACAAAAAACGCAAGTTAGCAACGTTTGAAGTTTACGCGGGTAATATTGCGGCAACCAATCAAAAAGGCCGTAATTAGCCGTTAATTTTTCGACAAAGGACCAACCGGCCGCCGCGCTTATTAGTATAATTTTTATAAATAGTATTTCCATTATTTTATATTATTGATTCGGTCCAATCGGGGCCGTTCATTATTGGTAAAATTTCATCGTGCGAATATTCGTTATATTGTTCTAATTGCGGGTGTTGTTCGTGGTCGTCGTGGTGCAATTTTATAACTAATTGTGTACCGTCTATTTTATATCTTTGTGTACTTGTTAAACCTACTGTATAGGTTAATATTTTGTCTTTGTTTGGATCGTCGGCCTCTATTATATAATATCTATTATGTGACATATTAAAGCGTTTATTTTAGTGTTTACGGGCAATCAGTTGTTAGGTCGTTTTCTTCTAAATTTACAGAATTAAAAACCGAATTATTTGCAATGTCGGGAAAAATCCAATTTAGGCCGTCAAAATTTGCCGTTTGGTAATTTGGTGCGCCTATTAAATTATTTTGTTTTACTATACACCCGTTTAATTTATAATTATATTCCTTTTCTATATCTAAACTATCCAATACTACATTCCAAGCCCGCGCGGCGGCACTTTTGCCGCTTATAAACAGGGTCGGAAGTTGGGCGCCTATTAAAAAGTTTTGAGCGGTTAACATTGTGCCCCCTATTGGGAAATTATTTTGTACTATTGTGGTGGTTTGTTCAATACCGTTATAATATATTTTTATTCCGGAGGCGTCCCCGTTTCCGTTATAAGTTACGGTATAATGAACCCAACCTGCCGGCGTTGGGTTTGTGGCGCGAACGTAAATAAATTGTGAACCGCTATTAATTAACTGTACTAATAATTGACCGCCTAAATCCCGTAAAAATCGGTAACCTTTGCCGCCGCCAATTTTGGAGGCCAACGGTTTAAAAGTTCCCGTAAAGTTTTCATGCCAAAAGGCAAAAGTAAACGGGTTGTTTATTTCCAAATCAAATGCGGTACCGGTTGCCTCAATATAACCGTTTACGCCGTCAAAATCTAAACTTTTACATTCGGGTATAGGGTCATTAGGGCAATCAATAGGCAATACACAAGGAAACGCGCCCCCCTTAGATAAACATTGATCTAAAGTAAAATTAACGTCGATCGCGTAAAAATCAAAAGGGTATAGATAATAATTTTTTAATTTTGGGTAATCGTAATTACCAAATATTGTATTTATATCCTGTTTAACTAAGCCTTTAGGTTCAATCCATAACAAAGAATTTTCATAAACGCCGCTTAATAATTTGCCTTTTTGGGTTAATATTTTTTCTAATATTGGCAGCGTTAAAATTGCGCCGTTACAATCGTCAATACCTAATTTTGCAAGGTTTAGCCAAACGATCAGGCGCGCCGTACCTTTAAACCTTTTATTATAAAAATCCCGCGTTTTTGTATATCCGGCGTTTGTCATTGGTTGGATTAATTCCCAATAAATTACGCTTTTTTTTGTGTCGTCGGGTACTAATTCGCCATAAACGCCGATATTTGCGCAATCGTCGCCCTCTACATTACACGCGACCGGATAACGTTTTATTATTCCCGTGTCGCTTTGGTTGTCAACGGCTATATTAATAGTTTTTACTATACCCGCGTATTTGTCCGCGAATTCTAAGGCGGTTATTTGTGGGCTTAATATAGTATCAATTAAATATTTAATTTTCATTTTAAATAGGTGTTTAATATTTTGTTTATTCGTTCGGCGTGCGCGTCGTATATCAGTTGTTTTTCTTCTTCGTTTGCCTCTAATATATTACCGTATCGCGGTTCCTGCCATTCCTGTATATTTTGCGCGCGGGTTGTTTGTCCGCCTATTGTAACGGTTGTACTGTTATTAGTACTTTTTACGCTTGTTACGCCGGTATTTCGCCACATATCGCCCGAAAAGGTAAAATTTATGTCGCCCGTATTTAAATTATTCATGTCGCGCCAATCTTCATAAGATACAAACCAATCGCCCGTTTTTAACCGACGGTCGGCGCCTAAACTTAGGGCTTTGTTATAAAAAAACCATTGAGGTACCAACGCGCGCGAATATTGGCCAAACGGTTGACCATCCGCTTTTAATTTATCGTTTTGTACGCGGTTTCTGATCAGGGCGACGGTTTCCCGCCCTATTAAAATACTTTCGTTTTCCCGTTGCGCGTTTATCGCTTCGGCCGCTAATTTTATTCGGGTTGCAAATGCTAAAAATCCCATATTAACAACAATTTTTTGTTAAAAACTCTTCACTATAAAGATCTAAATAATTTGTGCCGCCGTCGCTTAATACTAAATTAATAACCCAACGGCCAACGGGCGCGGGCGTTATTAACGTGCCGGCGTCGCTTGTTTCAAAAACACTTTTACTAATTCCGTCAACTTGTACGCCTGTATAAATTACCGCGCCAATTGGCGGCGAAAACACGCCCGTATATATATTATTTCCGACCGTTTGTAAATATTGGAACGTTGTAACCGTGTTATAAATTCCGTCGGTAAAAAGTTGGAAGGTTGGTATTTTATCGGGGGGGACCGCCCACAAACCAACCGCCGAATTAAAACCGTTATTATTGGCGCTAAAAGTATACAAATTATTATTATAAAAAGGTAAACCGCCGCCGTTGTGGCTTTTTGTACTTCGGTTAATTATATTTAAACTTGACATATTAATATAAAATTTCTAAGGTTATAAAGCCGCTTTGAGGGTTAAAACTTGCGGCCATTAATTGCCCGTTATTAAAATTATTTCCAATAAACCGCGAATAAGGCGCAAATAAAAAGAAACAACAAACCGGAACCGTTAACGATTCTAATTTTTTAACCGGTCTTTTATTATTAAATTCTTGATCTATAAAATTAATTGCGCCGCTATCAAAGGGCCTATAATACGGCCAAAAATTAGCGTGTAAATTTGCCATACCTTGCGGAACATTTGGCGAATAATCGCCGGTTATTGCGCCCGTTTTTGCGCGTGCGGCGTCCGCCTCTAAACTATCGGGCGTTATCATTACAACGCCGTCGGCGGGGTATTCGTCGGGATCAAATAAAATACTTTCAACTTCTGAATAATATTTATCGGTTGTATAGCTTTTTACATTTTCGCCAAAAAAAGAATTATATTCAATGTTTACGCCTGTAAAATCTATTGTTTTGTCTAAACTTGGGAACGCTTCGGCCTTTGGTAAATCGCTACTATCTAAACTATATTTATTTTTTAAATTTAACCATTTGCCGCCGTCGATCGCCGTTAAATCCGTTACGCCTTGTAAATTTAAATTATTATAGTGTTCAATTATTAGGCGTTCGGTTCCTTCGTCGATACGCCAAAAACAATTCAATTTACCGCTTATATAATCATTTAATAAACTTTGCAGGGTTATAAGTTCACGCGTTGCCGGTTCCGTTGCGGTTGGGTCTTTTACGTCGCTAATTGCGTGCATTTGCGTTGCTTCGGTTGGGCTTGGCGTTTCGCTTGTTACGGGGTTTATTGTGTTTGTTAAAAATTCGCTTTGTAAATCTAAAGCGGGGCAATATTCATTTAACCCCTTATTTATAACGTCAACTAATAAACGGCCGTTATCAAAATTATTAGTTGTTTTTGGTATCGTGTCTATATCGACCCAAAAACCGATAATATCAAAAGTATCCATTAACAACCAATTACCGGCGGCGGCGGGCGGGGGCGGCGGAAGGCCCGGTCCGGCGGCTATCGTATCGGTAAAAGATATAACACAACTTGCAGGGTCGCCGAATTGATCAGGTTTTTTATACCAAGTAACTAAATTTTTAGTTGCACAATTATTGTATAATATTTCCCAACCCGAACCCGCCGGCGGTACCGGTTCGCCGCCGTTGCAATACGTTGTTTTTGTTTCCCTAACAAATATTGCAAATATTAAAAAGGGCGACACGCCGCCACAATAAACAGGCGACCCAAAAAAGGGTAATACTTCGCGCGCTTCTACTCTAAATTCGTATTTATTAAAATCTAAAATATAATTAGTATTTACAACGTTTGGAACCTCTAAAAAATTATATTCGCGGTCGTAATTATCGGTTAAACATTTAAATAATGTATTTTGTTTTGTGGTAACTTCTACGCGTTTTTGATCGGGGTTAAAATTGCAATCGAAGTGCGTAAAGAATAAATTAAATATTATAAATTCGCCGTCCGTACAAAATTCTTTTATCGTTAATTCTATTTTTTGATATTTATTAAAACTTAAAATATAATCATAAGCGGATAAATTAAAATTAATTGTACCGTTTAAATTTTTATCGAAGTGGTACGCGCCGTTTTCCGTGTTTAACGTATAGTCAAACGTAAACCCGCCCGTATTGGTCGGGGTGTATTCGTAACCGTTTAAATAATATTTATATATAGCCATTTAATTAATATCGTATTTAGATTTTTCTATATTTGGGTCTAATCTTTTTGCAAGTTCGTAACTTATCCAATCTAAATTATGTCTACAATTATACCCGCCTAAATCAATTAAAATATTATTGTTATCTTTTCGACCCTGCCAAGTTGCCGGCGTGTGATTCCATGTTAAAATAGTTTCGCGGTTAAATACTTTACCGTTTCTTTTGTCGCAAAAATCGCGCGTTGTCTTAATTTCCCCGCCGGCATATATTGCGTAGTTTAATTGTGACGCCTTACTAAATTGATCGTCTAAAGTTCTTGTATATGCTTGGAATTCGTCGTACCCGTTTTGATAGTGGTAGCTTTCTATTAATCCAAATTTTTTTTCTTTGCCTTTGATCTGATCAGTTAAAAGGGCGGTTAAATCTGTTTTGTTTTGGTTGCTATTAATTCCGTTTTTTATCGTTTGTTGTATTGCGTTTGTTATTTGGTTATTATCAAATAAATCATTTATAAAACCGTCGGTTAATGTCGCGCCCCTGTTTAGTATTCGTTTTTGTGCGGCGGCGGTTGGTTCAAACGGCCTAAAATATTTTTCCGTTGCGCCTGTTAACCGGTTAAATTCTTGATCGTAAAAATCAAACATCGCAACATTAACAACTTTTTTAATAAATCTTTTTAATCCGGTCGCCTTATTAATCTTTTTTAAATTGGCGTTTGTACTTTTTATTGTATTGTTTGGGTTTATTTCCAACGTTGGCAATAAATAATTAAGTACATACGCGTTTAATTTCCTTTGCATCGTTCCGGCGCGGGTAATTAAACCCTTTTCGGCCGCCCGTAAAATAGAACCGCGCGCGCGTGCTTGTTTCCTTAATTCTGTTACGGTTGGCGGCATTAATTAAATATGTTAGTTTCGTTAATATCGTTAAATTCCCGTATTTGTCGGGGGCTATTATCTTTAATCGCCTGATCGGCATAAATTCCGGCTTTGTCGGTTACTATTTGTTTTTGTTGGTTATAATCTAAAATTAAAAAAGCCGGTTCATTGTTTAAAATATCTTCGGTTATTTCCTTAAAGTTTAGATATAACGCTTTTTGTATGCTACTATTTGGAAGATCTAAAATAATATCTTTTTTTAATTCGGCCGGTATTGTTGCAAATGGCTCAAATTTTCGCATAGCATTATAAACACTAAAATA